TTGACACCTCGAATCAGCAGATTGCAGCCGGCGGTACAGGTTTAACTGTTTCTAAGTTCAATAGCGCTCTTCGTATCTTAGAGAATAACGAAGTAGACGTAGACAGAGAGCGTTTGTACCTAATCGTAGGAGCATACGGAGTAGAAGATCTTCTAGGTGAAACTAACTTTACCTCTTTTGATTATCAGAACAAGAAAGCATTAGGCGGAGAAGGACTGCCTATGTTCCGCGGAGTAGAGATCATTAGGTCTCAACGTGTTCCTGATTCTGGCGGCAGTAAGCAAGCTATCTTGATGTCAGAGAATGCAGTTAAGGTAGCGATGGCAGAAGATCTACGGATTGAAACTGATATCCGCCCTGATAAATTCCATGCACTACAGATCTCTTCTTATATGCAAATGGCAGCAGTACGCATGGACGATGAATCTGTTGTTTCTATATTGCACACATAGAATTAATTAAAATAGGAGAAAAATAAATGGCAGCAACAACTGTTAAAGGTGAAAATATCACCAATATAGAGGCGTCTCCTCGAGGCTATATCGATAGACGCTTATATGGAAATCCTGCTAGGTTAAGTATTGACCAAGATGCAGTAGCAACAACTTCCTTGGATGAGATCGGAGATGTGACCTTGTTATGTCCCGTGCCCTCAGACGCCATTATCTTGGACGTAGAGGTACTATGTGACGACTTAGACTCTAATGGTACACCTGCTCTAGCAATGGACGTAGGGCTGTATTATAGTGGCATAGGAGGCAATCAAGATAAAGACGGGAACGTTTCTGGTACAGTCATCGACGCTGATGTGTTCGGTTCAGCAGTGACTACCTTCCGAGCAGCGGTAAAAACATGGACATCTGTTCGGTTTGAAGCAGATGATATCGTAGATGTTAAGAAGGAAGCGTGGGAAGCAGGTGGATTAACTGCAGATCCCGGTGGATTATTCTATATAGGTCTTACCGTTACTACTGTAGCAGCAACTGCAGCAGCAGGTGATATAGTAATGCGTGTAACTTATATGTAACTATACCTTTCCCGGCATATATTCAAGTGTGTGCCGGGAAAAACCTTTTTCTTGACATATGTTAACATCCATGATATAATGCTAAGCATAGGCCAGGAAGTACAAAGATATATACTTCGATTGAAACATAGAAAGATTTTTTAAATGGCAGCAAGTGAAATAGAAATTTGTAATGCAGCTTTAGCCCTAGTAGGACAACAGCAGATCCAAGAGTTTGGAGACAACTCAGATTCAGAGAGATATTGCAAAGTACTATATGGCTTAAGCCGAGACGCATTGATAAGAATGCACCCGTGGAACTTTTGTATTAAACGTTCTAAACTTCAACAATTATCAGAAACACCCGCTTTCGAGTTTACCCACACTTATGAGCTACCTGCAGACTATATTCGAACTATCGACTTATATGCTACGAATTCCGATTATAGGGTCGTCGCTGGTCAGAAGCTATTATGCGATGACAGCACAGTAAGTCTAACGTACGTAGCCGGAGAGACAGATGTAACTAAATTCGATGCATTATTCACACAAGCTTTAATATATTACCTAGCTGCTCAACTAGCAGTAGTATTAGCACATAAACAAGGATTGCAACCTCAACTTCTCTCTGTATATAATCAGTTAATTAAACAGGCCAAACAGGTAGATGGCCAAGAAGGGACTCCAGGAAAGATCAGAATCATAGAAGATTGGAGATCAGCGAAACGTCGAGGAAGTAGATCCAACAAATGGACGAGGTATTAATAACTAATGGCCGAGATATTCAAGACACAATCCTCCGGTATCGCCGGAGAAATATCCAAGAAGATGTATGGTAGAACCGATATTCAGGGGCTCATAGCGAGTTCCTTTAGACGTATCGAGAATATGATAGTGACACCGCAAGGTGCCCTGTTTCGGAGGCCAGGAACCCGTTATATAGGCAGTGCTAAGGTAAGTACAGGTAATCACCTCTTTATTCCTTTTATCCATGACTCTTCAAATGCCTATTTACTAGAAGCTACAGATTATCGTTTTAGAGTAATCAAGAACAGAGCTTTCATTGTTACCAATAATGGTATAGTAACTAACGGAGACTTTCCCTCAAATATCACCGGTTGGACTGATATATCCGCCGGAACAGGTTCAATAGCATGGGATGGCACAGGTAATCGTATGGCGTTAACTACAGGCAGCTCGGCGGGAAACGAGGCAATTGCTACACAACAGGTCACAGCCACGAATGGCGGCTTAAACTTTTACCAAATGACTTTTACCATCACTTCAACTCAATTCACAGTAAAAATAGGTACTACGAGCCCCGGTGCCTCCGATATATATTCTACAGACAATTTCAGCTCTACTGGTAATCAAACCATTACGTTTGAAACCAATGCAGCTTCCTTTTATATAACTTTCCAAATGAACAGACTTTCTAACACAGAATATCTCGATGATGTCATAGTAAGAGAGAATGTTTCAATAACTACACCTTATTCCTCAGCTGATCTTCCGGACTTATCTTATATAGCTTCTGGACAGACTCTTTATATGGCTCATGGTTCTTATTCTCCTCGAGCTCTCACCAGAACAGGTGACGCTAGTTGGACGCTAGCAGCTATGACAATCCGCGAAGGACCTTATTTTGATCTCAATGACACCGAATATGGCGGTCGAGGTACTAATATATCACTTACACCTAGTGCTGCCTCTGGTTCTATCACTATGACAGCCTCTTCGTCGCTATTCGTGTCGGACGACGTAGGTAGAAACATTAGATATCGCCCCAGTAACACCTCGGATTGGGGTTATATGACTATTACAGCGTATACTAACGGCACTACTGTAACAGCTAACGTTAAAAAGACGCTCGTGGGCCTCTCTGCCTCCACAGAATGGCAATTAGGCGCTTGGGATGACGTAGTAGGCTACCCCGCAGTCGTAGCAGCAGCCGAGGGAAGAATCCTCTTTGCCAATACAACTACTCAACCGAACGGATTGTGGGCCTCCGCAGTAGGTGACCCCGAAGTCTTCCGTCCCGACGAGAATTATGACGATAACGTTACTGCTAGCACCTCGTTTGCTACTAATATAAGAGATGCTTCGGATATACTATGGCTTTCATCGACGGGATCGCGCGTATTTGCAGGTACTTCCGATGGCATCATAGCTATTGCTGACGTAGCTCTCGGTATTAACAACATAACAGCTCAGAAAGTGGATTCCACGAGAGCCTCAACAATATTTCCTCTAAGAGCCCAAGGAGCAGCGATTTTCGTGTCTAAGGACAGAGAAACTTGTCACGAAATGTCGTATGTATTCGAAAACACAGAGGAAGGCTATCGAGCAAAGAACCTCAATTTACAGGCTGACCACATGGGCCTCAATAAATTTACCCAATTAGCATATCAGAATTTCCCTATTCCCGTTATTTGGGCAATAGACGCAGCTGAGAACAGATTGACAGGATTAACCTTTGTAAGATCTGCAAACATCAGAGCATGGCACAAACACTATTTAGGCGGTACCGATGTTAAACTAAAAGCAATTGGAACTATACCCGGAAGCGATGATGTGGATAATCTTTTCCTAGTGGTAGAAAGAACCGTGAATGGTTCCACAGTTAGATTCATAGAATATATAGATGAACCTATGACAGAAGACACGGCTAAGGGGAATGTATATTTTGTAGATGCTGGTTTAACATATGACTCTTCTAGTACAACTTCTCTATCTGGATATAATCACCTGATCAATGAATCAGTAGATGTATTAGCTGACGGAGCTATTGTAGTAGGAAAGACTATAGATACTTCCGGCGAGTTGACAATTGAGCTAGCTGCTAGTACAATACATGTAGGACTAGGATATGATTCTATACTAGAGACACAACAGACAGAAGGAGGTAATCCTCTCGGTAGTGCCATAGGTAGAAAAACAAGAATAAGTGACGTAGTGGTTCAAACATTTCAAAGTAACGGTATGCAATTATATTATAAAGATGAATCTCGTAGAGATCCTGTGCTATTTAATGAAGGACAAATCTTCGGTGAAGGTCCTAATCTCAAGACGGGTTTCTCACAAGTAGCTTTAAATAGTGGATGGATAAGGTCTCCGAGTTTAGTACTTAGATCTACATCAGCATTACCTATGAACATATTATCAATAACAACAGGGCTAGAAGTAGCCTCTCTATAGAAAGGGAAAATAAATGGCTGTTAGATTTGAAAAATCCATAGACGGTACTTCTTTAATGGTTTCATACTTTTCAGATGATTACACTAAATATGTAGCTCAGCAAAGTAAATTAAAACAATCGTATAAAATGGCCCAGTTCCAGAATGAGACTAGGTCTCTTCAAGCCAGGAGAAAGAGAGAGCTATTACAAATAAGTATAAAGCAAAAAACAAATACCTTAGATCAATTGAAAACTCAGTTCACAGAAGCTACTAAGTTAAAAGAAGAAGTATATGCTTCTAGGCTTTCACAGTTTACTACCGAAAGAAAAGGTTTGAGCATACAGGGTAAAATAGCTCGTAGACAATTATCTAAACAAATAGGTAATACCATCTCAGCATTCGCTAAAAGAGGGTTAACTAAAAGCTCAACAGCTTTAGACGACCTACGAGCACAGTTTAGGCTAAATGAAGAACTAAGGGATGTACAACTAGAATCTATAGGTAATCAAGAAAAAAGCACAAAAATATCCAATAAAGCAGACAGGCTATCTGTCCAACAAGCTTTTGATAGACAAAAGACAGCATTACTTCAAAATATCGAAACCCTAAAAGAAACAGAAAAGAGGACTAAGCCTATATTAGCACCTACTCCCACAGCAGTCGGAGGTATAGTGAGAGTTGCTGCTAAAAACCCATATAACCCTTTTAGTAGTGGTAGAACCGGAGGTTTCAATCCTATGAACAAACAAGGGTTAGTATAATGGCAATAGCAATAACACAGAGTGCAGACTCGATAAAAGCAGATTACGAAGCCAAACAAGCAGGTTGGGATCGTGACTGGGAAAC